CAGTCAGGGTCACCGGGCCTGCGGTGATGGTGGCGGGCGGGAAGGTCACCGGGCCTGTCAGCAGCGGCGCGGTCAGCGTCACCGGGCCAGCGGTGATGGTGGCCCCTGGGAACGATGCCGGGCCTGTCAGCAGCGGCGCGGTCAGGGTCACCGGGCCTGCGGTGATGGTGGCGGGCGGGAAGGTCACCGGGCCTGTCAGCAGCGGCGCGGTCAGGGTCACCGGGCCGCCGGACGCCGCCGGAAACAGGTTGGCTTCAACGATCAGTGATGCTGCGGTGCCATCGAATCTGAACCACCGGCCAAAGACGCGGGGCGTGGCCTGCAGACCGGCCCCGGCATCCCTGGCATTGAAGCGCAGCATCAGGCGGTTGCCTCTCCGATGACCAGTTCGGCGTCAATGATGCCGGTGCTGGTGGTGCTGCACAGCACCATCAGGGCCACGCAGGCGTCGTTATAGACCGTCGGCAGTCCGATCGTCAGGCCGTCCAGCACCTGCGACAGGTTGGCCACAGGAACGCAGGACCGGGCCAGACGCCGCATCAGCGTGATACCCACGTCGCCCGCCGTGCCGCTTGAAATACTGCAGTTCAGTTTCGTGACCTGCCGGCAGCCCATCACGGCCGCAGGGGTGGCCCCGCCCGGGAAGAATGGCACCATCTGGCCGATGGTTTCGGCATTGGCCGGGTGGCTATAGGTCCAGGTCCGGTTGGTGTTGCCCAGCCCGTCAGTGCCGGTTAGCGTCCATGTCGCGGCCGTGGCACCCGGGGCGGTGTAGATTTCCAGAAACGGGATCACGTCCAGGCCGTTCAGCGGGTCGCGCCCGGTCGGCAGCGCGCCGGGTGTCACCACTGCCTGATCCGACGTCAGCGTGGTGTTGAACCCCGAACAGGCCCAAAGTCTGTCATAGACAAAAAGCGTGCCCGGCGTCGCAAACGTCGGGGCCAGCTTCAGGATGGACAGATCGCCATTCACCGCGGCATTGACGATCCCGAAGGCGCCCACCGTGTCCTTGGTCGGAATATATCCAGCCCCGACGCTGAACAGGGGCGGGTTGGCCCCTGCGGCCGGGTTGCCCGCGACCTTCCACAGCGAATGATAGGTGCCCGCGCCCTCGGCCGTGGCCGAAGGCTTCATCAGGTCGCGCAGGGATTTTGCGGCCTGCAGGGCGTTGATCAGTTGAACGTCGTTCTTGACCGCGACCACGGATCAGCCCCCAAACACAAGAATGCCGCCGGCGTTGAACCCCAGGTTGGCGTTGCCGCCGTTCGGGGTGAACGGCAGGTTGGTGACCCCGGTATCCATATACGCCACCAGGCGCGACGTGGCGGGGGTGCCGGTGTCGATGTAGATCGCCAAGGCCTCGACCGTGGCGCCGGTCACGGCGGGAAACACCACGTCATCGGCATCGAAGGTGCCATTGGTGTAGGTTTTCGTTGCCAGCGTCTGATCCGTCCCGACACGGCCGGTCAGGTCGGTCAGAAACTGGTGGGCGGCGCTGTAGGTATAGGTGCCGGTATCGACCAGCGCGCACTTGACCGTGCCGTTCAGGCCACTGTTGGCAGCGCCGGAAATCAGCGCCTCGCGCCATTTGGGATAGATTGCGTTTGCCATGATGGCTCCTTTTGGGGTTCAGGGGTGGCGGGCGGCGGTCAGGCCGCCCGGGGAAAGGATCAGACCAAGGGCGGGGCGTCCTGGCCGCTGCCAAAGGAATGCTGCAGCAGGGTGGCGGGGCCGTTTCCGCCGGCGCGGTAAACGATCGGCGCAAGACTGGGCACCGAAATCGCGGCCCCGGCCGTCAGATCGACCCAGGTCGTCGGCTCGGCCGCGCCGCGCAGCCAGATGCGGCCGCGCAACAGCACACCGTCATAGCGCAGCCGCACCCGATAGATGCCATTCGCGGCATTCGACAAAAGGTTGCTTGCCGTTGCGTTCGGATCGCCGGCCAGAACCGCGCCGATCTGCCATCCGCCACTTGTGCGCCCGAAGGTGACGCCCGTCACAAGGTTCGACTCCATCACGCCCGATGCGAACCGCGCGCCCGCCACCGAAGCGTTCAGGTCCATTTCGACCATCAACTCCTTGATGCTGCTGGGGTTCGCCACGCATTCGGCGGTGACCACAGCCGACGTTATGAAACAAGGCGTTGTCGATGCACGGAAGATCTGAATGCCAACCCCGTTCGGGGCGGATGCTTTGGCAACAGCCGATGTTACCATGGCAGTGCTGCTTTCTGCATAGCCGCCATTTTGCGCAAGAATCGTAGCCTCGGCTGCACCCGCCGCAAGGCCATACCAATCTTCCGGGAAGCCGTATCCGCTTGCCAGCATGGTAAAGGACTTGGATTCAACCAAGCTTTCGTTTCTGCTGTTGTCGGCCAGCATCAGGTGCAGATGCAGGGATGCCCCTGGCGACGGAATCGACAGAATGGTTCGCTGCTCGCTTGTGTCGCCAACATCCATGCCCATGAAATAAGGCGCGATGGCACCGGCGTTATCCTTGCGCGTGCGCAGCTGCGTCGGCGTGGGCTTGGTTGCGCTGTTGGTGATCACCAAAAGCGCGCCCACCCCAGCCTCCGATGAGGTGAAGCGCAGCCGCACGGTCGAAGACGACAGCACTTGCACATCAAGCCCGCTTAGAACCGGGGCAGTTGCATCGGTGCTAAGGGCGCTGACCGCTGCGGCGATGATGGCCTGGCCGTGGTTGGTCCAATAGGCGCTTTCATAGGTCTGTTGCGCGAAAAGCGGCCAGTCAAAGGATGCAGCGGGATAGTTTGCCGTCATGTGGGCCTGCAGCAACCGAAGTTCGGTTTCGATCTGCGGCGTGATCGGCAGGCCCAGCTTGACCCATGCGCAGAGCGGGATCACCCGCGCCTGCAAGGTCGAATAGCTGGTCAGCGGCGAAACAATGGCCGTGCGCAGGTCGGACCCCGGGGTCCAGATCGGATCGCCGATGCGGAAATCTACGCCCACAGGCGGGCGAATCACGATCTGGTCACCGTCAGCGAATACCGGGCCGGCATAGGTCACGGTCACGGAATCATAGGCGGTCGGGTTCGCTTCATCCAGGGTTGAGCTGGTCACGACAGTCGCCGTCGCGCCATCCGACAAGCGAACAAGCATCATCTTCTCGATCGACCAGTTGCCCGGATCAGTGGGAAACTGCTGGACATAGACAACGCCCGACCCGCCGGGGGTTCCGCCGGTTCCGGCTCCGCACAGGCGCACGCGCCCGATCAGGGCGGCTGATCCTGAATTATGCGGGTTATAGACCTGATGCAGCCATGAAGCGGTGATCCGCTTGCCCATGTTCAGGTTGCCCAGCGTGTTGGCCAGACAGTAATCCCGCAAAGTCGTGTCACCGGCGAAATGGGCAGGCATCACGGTTTCAAAGCCGATGACGTTGTAATGGCCGCCGTCCGAACCGCGACTTTTGCCGCGCTGCATGAAGCCATAGCCCCATTCGAAGCCATGCGAGGCCAGAACCCGAATTGCTTCCAAGGCGTCAGGCTCTGCAAAAAAATCGGTCAGAATGGCGCCAGTGATGATGTAGTGCATCATTTCAGCCCAGCCGACACCGTAGTTTTCGCCGGACCCATAGTCGCCAAACCGATACGACAGGCCGCCGGACTGGTAGCCGCCCACCGTGGTCGCATCCATCATGGCCAGCGTAAACTGCGCCTTGTCCAGGCGATCCTTGATGCTGGCCCAGGACGGAATGGTGATGCCCGTGGCCGACGCGCGCGGCGACGCAGCGGCCAGGATTGCCGGGGCAATGTCATTCGGCACCGGACGGGTTGCCGGCACCGGCCAATCGACAATCGGGGCGTTCTTGCTCATCAGCGGGGCGCTGGCCACGACATGGATGACGCACATATCATCGCGCACGCCGTCGCGGTCCTCGTTCGCCACGGTCAGATTTCCGCGCTCGATCGTCAGGGTATCGCCGGCGCTCAGGGTGATCGGGAAGGTTGCCCGCTGGGCGGCATCCCATTCGGAGTTATCCATCCACTGGTCGAAGCCCTGCTTCGTCTTCGACCCGTAGTTGACCATTGCACCGTTCATCGGGCGCGGGGTCGCGGTATAATCGGGGGTTGGTGCGTTGAATGTCACGGTGCCGGCACCGGCCACAACGAATTTGCCCTGCGATCTGGTCCAGAATGACCCCACCGGCGCCGGCGACTGCAGCGGCACCGAAACCCCGCCGTGGTCGACAACGGACAGGGTCGTGGTGGCGAAGGCGGCGCCGGAGACAGTCACGGTAATGTCGAAGGCCGTGTCTGCAAAGCCGCCCGCATTGGTGCCGCGCACCACGATGATCGCCGCGGCGGCCGGGGTGGTCGGGGTGCCGGTCAGAAGGCCCGCCGACGACAGCGACAGGCCCACGGGCAGGGCCGCCGACGAAGGCGCAAGGGCATAGGTGATGCCGGTTCCCGTGAAGTCCGCCGCAACGTTCAGGGGCACGATGGCGATGTCTTCAGGGTAGGACTGATCGGCGATGCCGCCGGCCGCGGTTGGCGCGGCTGGCCCGCCGCCGCCCAACCCAAGATGACTTTGATGCCCAATCCCTATGCTAAGACCAATCCCTGGCATAGCCTAAACCCAGCCGTAGAAAGTGCCGGTGGACCCCGTGCGCAAGCGCTTGGCCCGAATGCTCAAGACCTGTCCGACAACCATGGCATAGGGCAGAACCACACCATCGACATCCTCGATGATGGCGGTCCCTGCAGCTTGGCAATGAATGGCGCGCGGAAGCGGATCAATTGCGATGGTATCCGAGGGGGATAGCAGAAAGTGTTTGTCGGCGGGGGCGTCGATGGCGCGGGCGGAATTCGACCAGGGATCGGCCATTTTATGGTCCTTTCATTTCGGGGGTTAGTGGACGACGCGGCCAGACAGGACTTCTACCTGACCACCGCATGTCAGAAGGGCCGCGCGGTCGCGGCCCCAGAGGACTTCGATGTCCTGATCGCTCAGGCCACGGGTCGGCAGGTCAACGGGACGTGCGCAGGCCTGCATGACCGACGGTGGCGGTTCAGCGGAGACGGTTAAGCCGCCGCACGCGGTCAGCAGGCAAGCACTCAGGATGAGCAACAGGTTGCGCACGGGCTTCATCCTCCAGGGATTGTTGCAGGGCGGCGCGCTGCGCCTCGGAGGCCAGGCGCTGTGCTTCCAGTTTGGATTGCGCCTCGCGGCCCGCCTCGCGCGCCTCGATCAGTTCGGCCCGAAGCGTTGATGCGCCGTCGACGCGGCCCTTTGTATAGATCGCCGCCGACAGTATGATGATCAGGCCGGCGATCAAAACCGGGCGTGGGATGATCACGGATAGACCTTCCAGTCCAACTGCCAGTGAGGGCCGTCCGGGAACGACTTCCAATCCCCACCCCACTCGATGGCAATACCAAGTTCAGCCGCCTTTGCCTTCACCACCGGTGCCAGTTGGCGGATCAGTGACCAGGAAAACAGTTCTTCGGTTTCGATTTTGCCGTCGCGGTCCAGATCGACCAGCGGCACAATGTCCACCGCATGGCCGGTCAGATGCCGACTACGCATCGTTTTTGATGCGCCGATCCGCACCAGCTCCTTCTGCCGCGCAACCGTTCTCAGGCCGTCGATCACGCGGAATGGAAACGGTGCGGCGTCCAGCGCTGCCCTCATCAGCCGGGCCAGATCGGGGTGAACCCCCTGCAGCCTTGCAATGCTGGTGGCATCCCAATCGCGGCTCATTCTGCACCCCCTTGCTCTGTGCTTTCCGGGGGCGATTTGCTTCCCGGCAGGACATGTTCAATCACCTTGTCGGTTACGATGTCGGCCTTGCGTTCCAGGCGACCTGCCATGCGCAGCGCAATCCTGATCACGTAACGACTGAAGAACCCGGCCGCCGCCATGATAAGTTGCCCAGGAAATTCCGGGACAAAGTAATGCACCACCTCGTCCGCAATGATGGCGATCAGAGCTGCACTCATCAGGACTATGGCGATTTCGCGCTGGTCTACTTCCGGGGTGAAGTGCCGGGCCAACATTGCCATGCCAAGCGCCATGAACATGCCGCCCCAGAATTCATGCGGCGCAAGATTGATGCCAAGGCCCATCAGAAGCAGTCCCATCCAGTCTTTCGCAGCTTTCATTGTTTTGACTTTCATGATCTTGGCCCTTCCATTGGAACGCGGGCGGTGGTGGCCGCCACTCAGGCGGATTTGGTTGGCTCTTCTGGATACGGAAATCGGGCGCAGATGTCGTCTCAGCGCGCTTTCTAATTCATGGCAGGTCATCAGATCACGCCGCCGTTCGGGCGAACCAGGAAGACGATGGCGCCGGTTGACGTGTTGATGAACCGCACGCCATCGATTGCCAGCGTGGCCCCCGTCACCGTCACCAACACACGGGCACCGGCAACCGAATTCAGGTAGCCAAGCTCCCCCGTCGCAAAGTCGAAATAACCAGAACCGATCACTGAAATGCCGGCCAAAACAGTCTGCAGGGTCTGCGCCGTCGACCAGGTCGTTCCGCCGTTGGTCGTGTACTGAATCTGAAAGTTCTGCGAGATGCCGGATGTGTTGGCAAACATGAAGTCGAAGTCGATTGCCGAATATTCGCCAAGGTTCAAGAAGGTATTTGGCGAGGTGGCGACAGAAGACAGCATGTGTTTGCGCTTGATCTTCGGCGCCCCGGTTGCGTCTTCGGCGATAGCAATGGGGTTGTCGCGAAGCGCCGTGATGGTTGATCCGCGCGGCCGCCCACCTGGTTGAACCGCTGCGTTCGGAAGGTCAGTCCATGTCGTCATCAAAGCCACCTGAAGGGTTGCGCGTTTCCGTCTTGGTCAAGGTCATCATCGGTCAGCCAGTAGCCGATGGTTGCTTTCTGCGTCGGGCTGGCCGTGGCCCAATCCGGGATCGTGTCATCGACCCACTCCCAAAGGACGCCCACCATGTCGTTGTCTTCGGCCGTGTAGGACCAGCGCACCGCCGGATCGACGGACTCGGCCCGCGTGATCAGCCACAGTCCCTTTTCCGCTAGTCCGGTGAAATCGACTGTGGTGCGATGGGTGATGTTCACCTGATCGCCCGTCCAGACCAGAGGATCGGCCAGATCGAACTGGACCTCGCGCCGAACATCGCGAAAACGCCCGCTGTAGGTCGCGGCCAACGTGATAGCGATAGCATCCGTCTGTACCCACCGGCTGAAGATGGTCTTCAGGACGGGAAGGCCGCCGTATTGGATTTGCCGGTTGACGTCGATGTAGCGCTTCGCTCTGGCAAAGTTCGTGCTGTCGCTCAAGCCGGTGATCCATGACCGGGGCGCGAAATAGACCTCGACCTGACTCGCCCGCCGCTCGGGATATTCGGTCACCCGGTAGCTGCCCTTCAGGATATGGCTGTCATCCGTCAGGGATATCGGCGCGGCGACAGGGCGTTGCGCTTCAAGCCGGATGATCTGGGTGCGTTCATCCCACCATTCGTGCAGCAGGGCGCTGGTCAGCACCTCGGGCACCAGGTCTTTCACCTTCGTCGGCTCGGTCAGGTAGCAGGTGAAGATGAACTCCGGCCGCCATTCGTTGACCTCGGCCGCCCAGGTGGCCAGCGGCAGATAGGCCGATGGAATCCCTGCGCCGTTCAGGTGGATGTCGTAAAGGATGTCGTCGCAGCGCGCGTTTTCATAGGCGATCACGCGCTGCACCCGGTCGCGCTGCTTGTGGACGTCCGCCACCGTGTTCAGCACGCCCCGGCTGCAGCCGCTGACCGTCAGGTTCGTTGTCCCCGCAATTGAGGTATAGCCGATCAGTTCCGACCCAATCCGCAGATATCCCGGGGCCGCAGAATAGTCCGACAGTGACGCCCCCGCGATCTGAAAGCTTGTGGCGCCGGCCGTGATATCGGTTGCCAATTCTCCAGGCGACAGGGGCGGCCAGGATACGTCGCTGTCGGTGATCCGGCTCAGGGGGTCCTTGGCCGTTATGCCGACTTGATCGTTGGTGCGGTCGATCCGTTCGATGAAGTAGACGCGCTTGATCATCGCGGCCAGTGCGTCGCCCAGATAGCCCTCATAGACCTCGACCTGATAGCCGATGTGAAACGGGTTGCGGCGCAGCCACTTGCCCCAGAAGGTGCCAAGGGCCATCGGGTCGTAGGACCGCGACGACAGATAGGGGTCTGTCAGCAGGTCATTGTATGGAAAATCCACGAAGGCCAGATTCACGACCGCGCGCAGGCCAAGCGGCGATGCATCCCGGTCGCCGTCCGCCACGTTCAATTCGGTCGGGGCTGTGCGGGGCGGCGATGCCAGCGCCGGAATGGCAAGCGCGGGCTGATAGGCGCCGGGCGTGTCGATCCAGGCGTGCCGCTCGTTCAGGACAAAGTCGAACACGACCTCGTTCGTCAGGCTCAGGGCTGTGCGAAACTTGCACGTGATGTCGGTGTTCCAGCATTTTTCCCCTGTGGCCAGGCAGGGGGCCGTGCCGAAGACGCGGCTGCAGGACGGCTGGCGCAACCGCACCATCGTCAGCGGTTGCTTCAGGAAGTTCATCCGCCATACCCCATCACGGGCAGCGACACGGCGCAGTAGTCCAGCACGCCCATCAGTTCGGGCGACAGCGATTCCTGCGTCCAGCACCAGCCGACGTCGGCGTCGCCCAAGCGCTGCGGGTTTCCGATGATGCCGAACTGCCGCTCGGGCAGAACGGCGGCCAGCGGGTCCATGTTCGCGGAATACCAGGCGAAGGTCAGATGCGTCCAATGGTAGGTCGTGGCAAAGGTGCGGTAGCGCACAACTGCCCCAAGGCGCTGGCCGCCCTCGCTGATCTGCGGATCGAACACCTTTTCCCGGTTGTGGTTCAGCGGGCGGTGGCCGCCGTAGAACGGCTGCTGCATTTGCAGCGCCACCCCCGCCCGGATGATCGCGATATAGACGCCCGTCCCGTCGCTGACCTGAATGCGAAGACGGCGAATGGTGTGCGGTGCCCCGGCCCCGGTATTGAACATGACCGCGATGGCGGAATTGTCCGCAGGGACCACGGTGGCCCGGGTGGTGAAGGCAGACACCAGATCGACGCTGGTCTGCACCAGCACCGTCTTTCCGGCCAGGTTGTGACCCACGATGAACACACAGTCGACGTTCGCGTTGGCTGCGGTCTGCAGGGTCCAGTTGTTGACGCCCGCTGCCAGGGCCCATCGCTGATCGGTGAAATCGTTGGTGGCCAGCGCGCCATTGGTGCCATCGGCCGTCACGGTGCCGATGATGGGGTCCCACAGGATGCGGGCATGTCTCAGGGGTTGGTTCGCGCCGACGGTATATCCGGCCGTGTTCAGTGTCATCCGATCACCCCGATGATGCGCGATCCGCTTTGCTGCGCCTTGTTCAGTTGCGCCACCATCTGCCGGGCAAAGCTTTCGCCGAACCCGAACGGATCGTTCTGGAAGGTGAACTGCATCGTCGTCGTGGGCTGCGCCTGCATGGCGCTCGCCCCGCCGGCACCTGCCACCGCGCCCCCGCCGCCGGACTTTGCCCCCTTGATGGCCTTCACAAAGGCCATGCCCTGCGCCACCACCCGGGCCGCGCTGGCAAAGCCGAAGGTGCCCTTCTTGATCTCCTGACTGGCCCCGATCATCGTGTTGACCAGCGCAAGGGCCGCGCCGGCCTTTTGCGACCCGGCCAGAAGCGTGTTCAGCCCGCCCATGATGTCCGTCACCATGGCGTTGTTGGCCGCAACCGCGCCGCTGCCCATGGCGCTGACGGCGGACGAAACGATGCCCTGCGTGGTGCTGATACCGTTGGCCAGGCCCTGCCCGATGAAGCCACCGATTTCAGCGAAGACCGTAGACGGCGACTGCACCCCGAACAGGGCGCGGGCACGATCCGTCACTGACTGCATGACCGCGTCAACCTCGGGTTGGCGTTCCGCCATGCGGGACGTAACGCCGTCCACCAGACCGTCCGCAATCGCTGCGCCGGTCGAAAATGAATTGCTGCTGCCCGAATTGATACCGCCACCGGGCATATCGCCCATGCCGCCCGTCGAACCCTTGCCGAACCCCAGGCCGCTGGCTCCGCTGAAATCCATGCCTTGCATGTCTTGCTGGCTGACAGTGAACATATCGACCAGCGCTTGTTCCGCCGCACCGACAACCTTGATCAACTTGCCAATAAGTTCGATTGCACCGACAACGGACCCGCCAAGGGTTGCGAAAGCATCCTCTGCCGCCGCGCCGAACTCGGGCCAAATCTGGGTCGCCGCAACCACAGCCGCACCCAACAGGATCAACGGGGCGGCGGGGCCGGAGAAAATAGCAGAAATCGCCGTTGCGACGGCCCCAATGGCCAGAAGGACCGGTCCACCCGCAGCGAACGCCGTGGTGATGGCAAGAACCGCCGTTTGCACGCCGTCCGGCAGGTTGTTGAATGCATCAATCCAATCGCCGATTTTGTCGATGGCATAGCCGATGGTCGGAATCACGGACGTCTGAATGAACGGGATCAACTGGTTCACCAGCACCGGCAATAGCACGTTCGCGATCTTCATCTTGACGGCTTCGAACTGCGCCCCCAGCTCGTTCATCTTCTGGTCAAAATCGCTCGCCGCCTTGATGGCTTCCGGCCCCATCACGACGCCAAGTTCGCGCGCCCGATCGACCAGCGATTGCACCTGCCCCGGAACGCCCGACAGGCTGGCCCCCAACTTTGCGCCAGATTTCCCGAACAGATCGGTGGCCATGGCCGCCGCAACCGCCGGGTCCTCGGTCGCCTCCATCTTGGCAATGAAGGCAGCAAGCGCCGTTTCGGTGTTGACCGTGCCACTGGCGATCTGCGCCTGACTGATGCCGATGGCCTCGAAGGCCGCGATGGCACTTTTCGACCCCCCCGCAGCGTCGCCCAAAGTCCGGGTCAGCCGCGTCATCGAGGCGGCAAAGTCCTCGTCCGACATATCAGCCGCTTCTTTCAGGGCGAAGCGATATTCCTGGAACGCGGTCGTGGACAGGCCCGCTGCTTTCGACGCATCCCCGATCGCATCGCCCATGCTTGCGGCGTTGCGCGTCAGGGCAAGAGCACCCAGCGCCACGGCGGCAATCCCAGCCGACACAACGGACATCTTCTTGCCCAGATCGGTCGTGAATGCACCCACGCGGCCAAGGCCGCGGCCCAGTTGCCCGGTCGCGGTTTCCAACTTTCCAAGCGCGCCTTCGGCCCTGCTCGTCTGCCGGATCAGCGGGCCGATGTCGGCCGTCACATCGATGACGATTTCGCCGACAACTGCTGACATTCGTGTTCCCCCTCAGCCTCGGACAGCATCGTCCGCAGTTCCTTGATTTCCGCCTTTGTCAGCCCCTGCTTCGGCGGCGGTGACAACGTTTCGACCAACCACCAGAAGTGGTCCGGCTCCATATGCCAGAACTCTGACGGGGCCACAGACAGCCGCCTGACGGCGATCTGAAACGCCGTCTTTACGAAGCGGTGGTCTTTTCCGGCGCGTCCTGTTCGCCGTCGGCCAGGGGCGCGCCGCCCATCAGGCAGGCGGCCAGCGCTTGAACCGCAGCAACAGCCGCGATCTCGGCCGCGCCGCCCTCGGGCCCTGCGCTGCGCAGGTTGGCCATGATGTCACTAAAGACCTCTTCGTCGCTGACCCGGGCGCCGGCAAAGCGCAGCATGGTGCCGAAACAGCGCGCGACCTTGAAGAACGGGACCTTGCCGCCCCACGTGCCGATTTCGCCCAGCGTGACGATCTCTTCGACCTGGCATCCCAGTTCGAAGGCGCGGTTTGCGGGGACGACATAGTCGGCCCCGCGAAACTTGAGACGGATTGCTTTCATGATCAGCTGTGCGTCCAAGCGCCCGACGACGTGAATTCGGCGGTGAAGGTGGCCTCGGCGTCATGCGGGTTGCCCTCTTCGTAACTGCCGAAGAAGAAGTTGCCCGCGATCGTGTCCTTGGCCGCAAGCGCATCGCCGAACTTGAAGGTCAGGTCGGTCAGCATCTTCGATGCGGCAGTGTCGAAGGCGATGTCGCGCAGCACGGGGCTGGAATAGACGCCCTCGACGCTCAGCGTGATCTGTTGCGACGCGACGGCGGACAGCACTTCGATGATGCCGGCCGAATCCTTGTCGGTCACATCGATCGATTCAGCGCCCCATTTGATGGTGCTGACGCGCACGCCCGCAATCGGGGTGCCGCCTTTTGCCACAACGGCATTGCGCCCGGCAGTTTTTGCCATGGTGGAAGTCTCCTGTCAGGTTGAGGGAATGGTCAGGTCTTGTCGATCAGCAGGCGGTATTCGCAGACGCCGTGCATGGTGCCGTCGGGCATCCGGTCACAGCGGCTGAGTTCGCGCTGGACCGTCACCGTCTGATAGCCCGCCACCGTGATCGCGCCGCGGTGCAGGCGGTCATATATCTGGCCCTGCAGGTTCTTGCATTCCTGCATGCTGCCGTTCTTGCTGCGGCTGTGGATGCGGGCCACGCCGTCGAAGCCCGTCGAATTGGCGGTGTCGAACGGGGCCAGCGAGACAAAGCCGATCTCGACATAGGGCCAGTTGGCTGTTGACCCGCCATCCTCGGCCTGCGGGGCCGTGTCGTAAACGGTCAGGCCAAGGGCATTCAGCGCGACAAAAAGCGCGCGCTGAACCTCGAATTCGGCGCTCATCGGCGTCAGTACTTGAGGAAGGTCGCGACCAGCCCGGTGCCGGCGGTAATCGTGACGGTGCCGGCCAGATATTCCTTGATGCTGTCCAGCGGAATGACCCGCGCAGCGCCCGCCGCGATTGATCCGATCGCAGTATAGGATGCCGCGGACACGGTGCCATAGCCCGCCACGGCAATTGCCGTGTTCGCCAGGCTTCCGGTAATCACGGGCGACAGGGCGCCAGCCGTCGGGTTGCGCAGCGTCAGGATGCTGCCCGGCGACCCGGGATCATAGGCCAGCGTGTCGGACGCGGTCAGGGTAGTTTCGGTCGCGGGGCGGACACCGAAGCCCGCCATTGAGGTCGCTGCAATAACTGCCATGTGTCAGAATCCTTTTGCTTTCCTGAGCCGCGCCAGACGGCGAATCAGCTTGTCGACGAAGATTTGCAGATAGCGGCGGTCCAGATCGGGGCGCAGCGCCTGCAGGGTCTGCAGAAACATCGCGTATTCCACCCCGTCCGGCCCCTGCCCGAATTCCAGAAACCGCCAGTAGAAGGCCCGCCTTGCCACCCGAACCGATGCGACGACGCTGGTGCGGGTGCCGCGCTCGCGCTTCGGCTTGATCGCCCCATCCAGTACGCCGGTATCGTCGGGGCTGCGGTCCTTTGCACCCTCGGCCACGTCCTTGGCGATCTGGAAGGTCGTGGCCCGCAGCAGGCCGACCGCTTCCTTCGGGGCGATTTCGGCAAGGATTCGGTTCACATCCGCTATGCCGCGGATGTTGGCCCCGAACGTCACTGCGCCACCCCGCGCTCCGCTTCGATGACCAGGTTCAATTCCCGCGCGCCCATGTCGCGAATGCCCCGGATGTTGTAGGCGACGCCCTGCCAGATGATCCGGTCACGCGGATCGATGTCGCGGCGGTTGCGGATCGTGAACAGCACCGTAAACGTCGCGGTGATCCGGCCCTCGACCATCGTCTCGCTGCCCGCCTTGGCAATCACGTTCGCCCAGACATGCGGGTTGCACCCGAAATTCAGCCAGGCTTCCGTCGTGCCACCGGCACCATCCGGTGTGCGCGAAAGCCGCTGCAGCAGAATTCGTTGATCCATGCTGCCGATGGTTGCTTGCCGCATCAAAAGATGCCCCGCGCCGTGCGCGATGCCGCCAGCATGTGCAGGAAGGCCTCGCTCGGGGCCAGGGCCTGATCCCCCGTCGCCTCGCGGTTCTGGTAAAGGTCTGCCACCAGAAGACGCGCGGTCTGCCGGATCGTGGCTTTTACTGCGGATGCCACCCCATATCCGGCGACAAAGTCGATCCAGAACGCGGCCTCCCGGTCATCGACAGCGGGCCAGGCCGCAGACCCGACCAGTTCGACCACACTGCCGGCCAACCGGTAGTTGGCCGACGAAAACAGTTGCGACGCCCCGGATGTGTCGACATAGCGGATTTCGCTGATCGACTGCACCGGACCCAGCGGAAGCACCACGTCTCCAGACGGGGCGGCATCCATGGTCAGGCGCCAGGTCTGCGTGACCAGGGCTTCGCCAAGAATGCCCTTGTCACCATCCAGATAGTCTGTCGCGGCTGCGATGTAGTCCTGCAGAACCGCATCTTCGTCCAGTTCGCTGATGCGGCAATGGCGCCGCACATCCTGAACGTCAAGCAGGGGTTCGGCAGGCGCCGTGATCCGCGACAGGGTGCCGGTCATGTCAGGCCTCGCCCGCGTCCTTGGCGATGCGGGCCGCATCGGCTTCATCCGCCAGACGGGCTACCTCGGCCTCTTCTGCCGCAAGGCGTGCCTTGATGGCTTCTGCCGCGGCATCTTCCTCGGCGGCGCGCGCAGCTGCGGCGGCCTCTTCCTCGGCTTGGCGCAAGGCCTCTTCTTCAGCCTGACGGATGGCCTCGGCCTGTTCGATCGCGACGCGCTCTGCCTCCTCGTCAAGACGCCGCGCGGCCTCGGCCTCTTTGGCGGACTTGCGCATTGCCTTGACGTCGGCGGGTTCAAGTGCCTCGCACTCGAAGGCCGCAGCCAGCAGTTCCGGCGGGCAGTCCGCGCCGGCCGGAATGGTGCGCGGATAGATCTCGCCGTCGACCACCCCGAACACGTCCTTCGTCAGCTTTGCCATTGGTTCACTCCTGCGATGGCTCGGTATTACGAAGGGGGCGAATTGCTTCGCCCCCTCTGGTAATGCCGATCCGGATGGATCAGGAAATCGCGATCTTCAGCAACTTGATGGCGTTGGTGTCCAGAAGCTTGCCGCCCAGGCGGCGCGACATCGGGAACTTCACATAGCCCGGCAGGGTGATTTCATCACGCAGGATCCACCAGCTCGGAATGTCCGCGATGATATAGCCCGCCTTGAAGTCGCCCAGGGCAATCGGGAAGGCGTTGGCCGCCACGGTCGGCATATCCTCGGCCACCACGATCCGCTTGCCCAACATGGTGTCGGGGTCGCCCTCGCGCACCGCCGGGGTCAGCAGGTACTGGCCAGTCGAATCCTTCACCTTGGCGTGGGCCGCCAGAACAAGGCTGTTCATGACCCAGACGGCGTTCTGGCGATGACCAGCCTTCAGGCCATAAAGCATGTCCTTCAAGCTGTCCCACGGCGCCGTCGCCAGCGCCGAAGCCGCGCCCGATGCGAAATACTGCAGCGTGCCGAAGGCACGGGCAGCGTCGGCGGTGGCCAGCGGGGCCGGGCCAGCCAGGAAGCCGGTCGGCTTGTTGGTGCCGTCGCCGCTGATGAAGGCCACGCCTTCGGCCTTTGCCATCGCTTCCGCGCCGCGGTCGATCAGCCAGGCCTCCACGTCGAACAGCAGATCGTTGATCGCCTGCCGGGTGGCGCGCGGATATGCCGACAGTTCGCCGAACGTCGGCACGACGTCCGCCAGGTCCGGGGTGTTGGTCTGGTTGTGGGCCGCAACTTCACCCAGCCATTCCGTCCCGAACCCGTTCAGGTCGACCAGCTCGTGGTAATCCGGCGTGCTGACCGTGACGACCCGGGCAATCGACCGGATCGGCGAAATATCCACCAGCTGCTTGTTCAGCATGGCGGAAATTTCCTTGGGCAGCGCATAACCGCCCGAAGCCGGGGTGCCGACGCGGGTGTCGGCGGCCTTGCGTTCCGCCTCGTACAGCGCGGCCTCGGCCCCGCCCATCGCGCCCTTGCGCATGAAGTCGAACAGCGCGTTCTTGTGCGCCTCTTCCTCGGGGGTGCGATGATCTTCGCCGGCGCGGCGCGGGCGGTTCAGCTTCAGTTCCAGATCATCGATCCGCTTGCGCTCGGCCGCCAGTTGGCCCTCGACTGCCGACTTTTCGGAAAAGGTCTTGGCGAGGTCGGCCTCGATCTTGTCAATCTTCGCCTTGTCCAGACCGTCCGCGTTCTTCTTCAGGCCATCGACCTCGGTCCGCAGTGCGGCGATGGTCTTGTTGCCCTCTTCCAGGAGGGTCTTCAGTTCTGCGGTATCCATTGTGGATGCTCCTATGGGTTACAGTTTCGCCCGGGCACGCAGCAGCGCGGCCAGGTCCTCAAGCCCATCGCCAGCGTCCCGCATGGCTTTGACGGCCTCATATCCGCCAGCCATCAGCCGGCGTGCGACGGAACGGGACAACCCAGCGTCCTGCGTGAGCATCCGTTCCATATCCCGTTCGGTCAGGCTTCCCGCCTTGACCGCATCGACCCGTGCCCGACCGTTGGCCGGGAAGGTCACCACCGAAACCTCAACCAGTTCGATGGCCTTCAGCGTCCGCCGCGGTTCTTCGGGCTTCGTGCCATAGGTGAATTCCTTGGCCCGGTAGCCGATCGACATGCCATCCAGCACGCCCTCCCGCATCGCGCCGTAGATGTTCTTGCCGCGCTCGGTATCGAGATTGATCAGCCGACCCTTGACCCGAAGACCGGTGTCGTCTTCCTCCATCTCTTCCCACTTGCCGATCGGCAGGGCGTCCATGTCGGTCATCATCCAGCCGCCATGCTGCACCAGCATCGGGGGCAGCGACTTCTGCTTTTTCCAGTCCTTCAGGCTGCCCTTGAAGGCGCCCTTGACGATGACATCGCCATAGCTGTCGACGTTGCCAAAGACCGCGCCATACCCCTCGAAGGTGCCGGTCTTTTCGTCGACCGACCCCGGGTCGAACTTGACTTCAAACCGCTCCATCGTTTTCCTCCTCGGGATCCTCGATCACTTTTGGATCGGGGGATTTGCTCGGGCCCATTGACCCTTGCGACAGTTCAGCCGCCTTGCCGCCCATCGGGTTCAGACCAACCTCGCCGCGGATTTCGTCCTGCGTCATCCATGCCGGGGTGCCGCCGGCGCCCAGGGCTTTCGCGTAATATTCGGCCTGATCCTTGAAATCGCCGCGCAGCAGATTGCGCTCATCCAGATCGAAACTCAGGTCTTCCGCGTTGCCCAGAATGTCGCGATTGACAGCACCTTCGAACCGCTCGATCCACGGCCCCAG